AACTTGGAGCAGATGTATATGTCATCAACGGATCCGACGAGGGCAGATTTCTGGATACTGTCCGAAACAATGCGAAAAACTTCGCTTCGACCGTCTCACTTACGTCAGATTCTAAACACAAGGTCATCATCATTGACGAAGCTGACAACACGTCCAATGATGTACAACTCCTCCTACGGGCGTTTATTGAGGAGTTTGCTGGGAACTGTCGATTCATCTTCACTTGTAACTACAAGAACAAGATTCTTGAACCTCTCCATTCCCGTTGCGCCGTCGTGGACTTTTCCATCAAAGGAAAAGAGCGTCAGTCCATTGCCGCACAGTTTTTCAAGCGTCTCCAAGAAATCTTGGTTGCAGAAGGTGTTGAATCTGATAACAAGGTCCTGGTAGAACTGGTAAATAAGCACTTCCCTGATTGGCGTCGTGTTCTCAACGAATGTCAAAGATACTCTGTGAGTGGAAAGATTGATGCTGGTATTCTTGCTACTTTCTCTGATGTTGCCGTAAATGAACTTGTTAAAAACCTTAAAGAAAAGAACTTCCCAGAAGTTCGGAAGTGGGTGGTATCTAACATGGATAATGATACTACTGTACTTATGCGTCGTATTTACGATGCTTGTTATACATCCCTTGAAAACAATAGTGTTCCTGCTGCTGTGCTTGTGCTTGCTAAGTATCAGTATCAGGCGGCATTCGTAGCAGATCAAGAAATAAATATGCTTGCCTGTTTGACTGAACTAATGGTGGAGTGTAACTTCAAATGAAAAAGAATCATCAAGTGAAGTCCAGAATGTATTATTACTTCTGGGGAGTTTGTACAGTTTCCGTAGTTGCTGGACAACTTTATGTTGGCACTGGGTATCGTGCAATGTCGGAGAGTGTAAATCTACTCACTCACACTTTGGTTGGAGAACTTGTAGGAGGACCTAAGAATGGGGTTATTGAATATCGATAAAACTAAGTTGGTAGAACCAAAAGTGAAGACTACTCCTGAGAATGTGCAGGAAGCAAATGAAGCATTGTTTTGTGCTAAAATGACTATACCTGCTGCCGCAAAACATTGTGGTATGACTGAGAAGGAAATGAAACTTACATTCCATGAATATTTGAAGTATCACCCTAAAGATTATGAAGTCACTGAAAACACCCCTTAGATATCCTGGCGGTAAGTCCCGTGCCTGCACCAAGATGGATCAATACTTCCCCGATATGAGGGAGTATGATGAGTTCCGTGAACCATTTCTTGGTGGTGGTAGTGTTGCTATTCATATTACTAAGAAGTATCCAGACACAAAAATCTGGGTTAATGATTTGTATGAACCTCTAGTCAACTTCTGGCAGCAACTTCAGATGTTTGGACAGGAGATGAGAGATGAACTTCTTCAACTAAAATATCGCCATGTGGAACCGACAAGTGCTAGAAACTTATTCCTTGACGCCAAAGCATATCTTGCTAGACCTTTGGAAGACTCTGAAAATTTCCAGCGTGCTGTTTCCTTCTATGTGGTTAATAAGTGTTCTTTCTCAGGTCTTACTGAGTCCTCCTCCTTCTCCGCCCAAGCAAGCGACAATAACTTCACCATCAGGGGAATTGACAAACTGCCAGGTTATTCTGAAATAATCAAAAAGTGGCGTATAACTAATTACTCCTATGATTACCTACTTGGTGCTGAAGGTAATGCTTTTGTATATCTTGATCCTCCTTACGATATTAAGGATAACCTCTATGGGCGTAAGGGATCAATGCACAAAGGATTTGATCACGATAGGTTTGCTGCTGACTGCTCTGCTTGTAGTCTTGATCAGTTGATTAGTTATAACTCCGATCAGTTGGTAAAGGACAGATTTAAAGACTGGAGTGCTGCTGAGTTCGATCTCACCTACACAATGCGTTCTGTAGGCGAATACATGCGGGAACAAAAACAACGTAAGGAACTATTACTTTTTAATTATGGAATTGAAGGATTGGTTGAACAGCATCAATCAGACGAAACAGAATCTGATTGAAGAAGATTCTTCGCTTGAGAAAGAATATCCTCCCTACATTATTAATCGTTGCTTTTCTGGGCATCTAGATGCGATTATGTTTGCGAATGAAATGAACCAATATCATTTCCTTCCTAAAAAACTGCAATATGATTTTTATCTAAATAGTCTGAGGAAAAAGAAGAGATTTTCTCCCTGGCTCCGACAAGATAAAGTCAAAGATCTTGATTATGTCAAACAATATTATGGTTATAGTAATGAAAAGGCAAAACAAGCTTTGAAGATTCTTACAGAAGAACAACTTAATTTTATTAAATCGAAATTTGAAACTGGAGGAAAAAAATGAGCGTTGTTAAAGAACCTGAAGTGAAGTGGTCGCCCGAACAAATGGTGGAAGTGGTTCTCAGCGAACCCGATGACTTTTTGAAAGTGCGCGAAACTTTGACTCGTATTGGAGTCGCATCACGAAAGGAAAAGAAAATCTATCAGTCTTGCCACATTCTTCACAAACAAGGTAGATACTTCCTTGTTCATTTTAAGGAACTGTTTGCCCTTGACGGCAAACATGCAAATCTAACTGTGAATGATGTCCAGCGTCGCAATCGTATCGCCCAACTCCTTGCTGACTGGGGTTTGATTGAGATTGTTGATGTAACCAAGATTCAAGATATTGCACCACTTAACCAAATCAAAGTTCTTGCCTATAAGGACAAGGGTGATTGGATTCTGGAAACCAAATACAACATTGGTTCCAAGAAGAAGCGTGTAGAAGAAACCGAATAGGAATAAATAAAGGAAGGCATATGACCTTCCTTTTTTAATGTCTTTATACAAACGGTTGATAAAAAAAACATTAAGAGAAAATGTAACTCCTTTCACTGGTGAAAGGAGTAATAGTTATTGGCGAAGACAATTGGGATTGTGTGAAGACTGGTTTCCTATAGGAGGTTCTGGACCAACTAATAGTGTCTCACAGACATTTGCTTTTGGTGATCCTGCATCAGGTATTGAAGTAACACTTTCTGGACTTGGTGGGGTAGAAGCACACCCTTCCACAGTTACTATTGATGGAGAAACTTATGATGCTCCAACTTATAACCAGTTGACTATGCAGGGATATGCAAAACCACTTGGATTTAATGTTAATAGAAGAACTGATTTCCAAGATGTAAATCCATATCTTGATGCATCACAAGAGTTTGCACAGAAAGTTGGTGCAGACTATATGATGAACGCAAGAGTTCAACAGACTATAAGACAGGAAGTAGAAACAGATCTTACAAAAATTGCAGCAAAGTTTGATTCTTCTCTCATAGAAAATATGGGACAGAATATTAAACTAGCAGTAGAATCAATAATGAACGGTCAGCAACCTTCATTAGTTGCTCCGCCAGATCCACCATTTACAGGAATGTCTCACGAACAAATGGTTGATGAGACAAATAAAGTAAACGATAAGTATAACAAACTTTTAGAACCATTACAAAAAGAACTTGATAGTTATGCTGGACAACTGGCACCAGCAGGATTAGTTGCTAAAATTAATGCTTTGGTGGAAAAGCAGAGTCAAGAAACAAATGCATTGTATGAAAAGTATTCCAAATATAATCAGGAGTATGGAGACCTTTTAGCAAAACGTGCTGATGAATGGGGCAAGTTTGTAAATGCAATAGAAGATTATAGAAAAGGATTTTCCTTTAACCCACCATCACAAGAGGTTGCACAGGTTGCTAACAATACATCTATGTTACCCACTTTTAGTGGAGTTCCAAGATATAATCCTAGGTTTTCTGCACAACTACATGGAGGATTTCTATTTTCAGATGCTATTGGTAGTACTTTGAGATATGCTTTTGGTCTTTATGATCCAAAAGTTCCTTTTAAGAATAGTCAATCGCGTGAGTTGGAACGTTCTATGTTGAACACGATGTCTAATGCAATAAACAGTGGAACACTAAGCAGAGATCCGGGTAGACCAGGATTTTTTAAAGTTGGTGTTTCTTATGACAAGAGGGGAACTGAAGAGGCTCGTGATGACTGGGAAGGTGATGGTTCTTTAAGCAACAATCGCCTCACAAATATGTCTGCACAGGGATTATTGCAGATTTATAGTTTTAAACCAACGAAGAAAGGAATAATTGTTAAAGATAGATTTAATTTAACTGGAGCTCGTACCATTGGTGCAGCTGCAGGTCTTAGTAATACTCTTAACTATTACTTTGGGACAAAGTTTTCTTTTGAACAAGACCTTGCTAATAAACTTATTGATATGGGGAATGCTCAAATTAGAAAGAGGGGTGGAGATCCAAATAATGATGCTACTGCTGGATTTGATTTGGAGTTTATAATTCCATGGGAAAGGGTTCCAAATAATCATCCATTAAGAGGGAATATAAAAAAATCAACAACTTGGGACAGAATTCAAAAACATCGGTAATCCGAACTACTAATTTTTAAAAGCGTGCTATAAATATGTGTGGATGCCGAAAGGATCCACAAAATACAAACTCGCTTTTAAAAGGAGCTACCATAATGAACATCCAGCGTTATACCGCTGCGGATCTTAATACCTTGATGGATAAGATTACCCGCAACAGCATTGGTATGGACGAATACTTTGATCGTCTATTCAATCTTCACGAAACT